CCGCTATGTTGAACAAATTTAGTTCCGTAAGGAGTAACATTGCCAAGATCTCGTAAGTTACTTAATCCTGGAAATTTTCCAGAGAATCCAGATACATTATCTACAATAGAATTAACATGATCTAATACTTCGCCTAAAGTAAAATCTCCCATTGTATTGTTTAATGGATTATTTTGTAAGTTAACAGGAATTTCGTAAAATCCTCTGTTGTTAATTGGCTGAGAAGCAAAGGTTTTTATTGTAAGTACATCAGTTAATTGTATAGGAGATTTCAATACAATTAATTTGTATGGAACATTATTAATAATACTCCACTCTGTTGGAGATAATCTGTTACCGTTTACATAAATTTTAACAATTAAATCTTTAAGATTTTCAACATCGTCAAAAATATCAAGATTAAAGTTATTTGTTTTATTTGAATTTTTATAAATTCTAACACCAGCTTGTGCGGTATCAGTTAGGCAAGTTTGCCAGCCGTTAACATATTGTAAATTTCCAGCATAGTCGTGAGATATCAAATATCCAACATCTATTTTTTGAGAAATAACAGTTGTACTAGTTTTGTATTCAAAAGAATCTGTAACAAGGTCAAAGTTAAAAACAATGTCGCCAATATTGCTAACATTCTTATAACTTAACGGGAATCCTAAAACACTGTCAGAAACACTGGTGCCTTGCTTATAAGAAAACAGCTTTGTTCCTTTAAAAGTAGTACCGTTGTAAACTGTAGCATCGCCATAACTAATACTATCATTATCTACTACATCGAATAAAGGAGCTTGATTAGTTTTGATTTTTTGTTGGCCAGCAAGCCATGTAGATCCATTGAACCAGTACATTAGACTTTGATTTTTTACGCCGTCTTTAACTAATACTACTTGATTGTATTCAGGGGAAGCAACTTCAACTAAATGTATTTGATTGTTAGTGCCGCCGTTGACATGTCTTACATCAATGAACTCTACACGATAAATTTTATTTTTTACTAATGGATCTGTATCAGCATTAACTAATATCAATTGACCAGCAGTTAGGTCGACACCGTCAATATTATAACCCGATGCTCCTTCAATTGTAGAAAATACATCTAATGTAAAATCGTCTATTAAATTTACGTCAATAGTAGCAGTGGTACCAAAATTAAATAATTTTAAATCAGCATTAAATTCAATAATTGGTCTAGTTGCTCTTGCTAACTGATCTAATTCTGAAACTGTATTTCTGTAGTTAGCACTAGTTGTGACTACATCTTTATGGAACCAACGATTATATCTTGACCAAGGATTACGATCTCTGCTTGCTCTATTAACTACAATATAATCTTTGTCGCTAGCATAACCAGTTGCGTCGCCAAACGGCTTTTGATCAAAAGGAGTATCATCAAATAATACTGCTTCTGAAATTGTATAAGGCCCAACAACTTCTAATGTACTTTCAGGCACTAACTTGATAGCTGAACCAACACCTTCAACATAATATTGACCTGTGCCGTAAGAAGCAGGCGTAACATTACCGCCAAAGTTAACTTTCATACCGTTACTAATAGAAGTTCCGTTAGTAAGTTTATATGATTTTTTTCCTAGTAGATCTTTTTCAATGTCGATATATGTGTTATCGTCAATCGCATGAATTTGTATTTCGCCGCCAAGATTAAGATCTGTTTCGCTTTGATAATAAATGATTGTAGGCGCATCAGCCGGAACTGTAAATGTAATTGTTCCAGATTCAACAGCATGGTTATCGATACCGCTGATTAAATATCTATCAATTTTTCCAAGGCTTCTACTAAGTTTAAAACTTAATGGATTACCTGGACTTGTAATATCAAACTTATAAGTGTGTCCCTTGTACAATTTAATTGTAGGGTTAGGAGTAAATCCATTAGGTGTGAAAATATATTCGTTATTTTCGCCCACTGGAACTAACTTAACTGTATATGTACTTTCTATCTTAAGTTGTTGTCCGTAAATTGTAATTGGCTCAGGGCCGTATGGCAACCAGTAATAATTCTGGAAGTTAACAAACTTATCCCAGTCGATATGCGGATCCCAAGAATAGAATTCTTGTTTGTTTAAACGAGAATGATTGGTAGTGTTGCCACCAAAGACATTAAGTTGGTTAATATAATCAACATAGTCTTTAAAAAATGTAACATTGCCTAGGTCATCTTTAATAACTACACCTGGTTCTAGTTGGTAGTGACGGCGATTTGCGTCGGCACCATTAACAAAAATATCAGTACCAATTGTTGCTTTACTATTTCTGCGGCCAATATGTCCGTTAATTTTAGAAACGGTTCCGGATTGAAATAATTGATCAATAGTTGACTGTAAAAACTTCTTGTTAGCAGGAGTTTGATAAATTCCTGGCAATAAATTTTGACTAGATCCAGTATTTCCAAAAGGAGTGTTATTAGCCATTCGATACTCCGTTAGATGCGCTAGTTAGGTTTTGACTGTTTACAACATTAGTTAATGCTGAACCAGTAACAGTTTTAAGGTTAGTAGATGTTAGTCCGGATACGATAACAATATCAGTAGCCAAAGCACAGCTTAAAAATATTTGATCGTTTGGACACTTTATTTCAAATAAGCTACCAAAGTATTGACCAGATTGTTTTGGAACAATAACAAAGTTAGTGATATCAGGTGCTAGTTGATTAATAATATAAGTACTCAATTCTGAAAAATAAAATGTATCACCGAAGTTCCAGTTATCCAACGCAAAGAATTGGTTTATAGCCGTTAAGATTCGTGCTGTAACGTTGCTAGCCGATACTGTACTGTTTGGATTCATTGTTACATTAAATGTAGCTTGTAAACTATCATCAGCTTGTGATCCAAATAGTAATCTATAACTAACAGGATGGTATATTATTTCGTCGCTGATAGATTTAATTAAGTTTAATTTTGAACTCAACATTGAATTAATTTCGCTACTGCTAGGTGGCAAAGGTTTAGAAATATTTGCTCCAGTTAGCCACTGTCTAAATCTAGTGTCGTAACTAGTTGTTAATACATAGGTATCTATAATGTTACTAGCACCTGGGTCTATTCTACTGTCATACGTTGCGCTATGAGTATATTGAAATTTAATATCGCTTCTTCCAACATAAACTTTATAATCCAATGTAGGATTTAAAACGCCTGCGGCAAGATCTAGTTGTTTAACTATGTTAAGATCTATAAAATAAAAATATTGACCGTCTGTGTACTGTGTTAGCGCACCTACAGCATTTTCTGAAGATAATATAATAACAGGACCTTTTACTGAATTGTTATCCACATATTTGTAATCTTCTTGTCCTTGACTTATTAGATATTTCTTTTGTACAATATACTTGTTTCCAATCGTGCCAGTTGACGGGCTAACAATATCTAAAAATAGCTGAGGATTATCAACAACACCATCGTTGTCAGAGTCAGCAAAACTGATTACAATTTTCTTAGGATCAACATAACCATCAAGTCCGTTGTATTCAGAAATAACATCCCATACTAAATCTCGTGTGAACGGTGTAGTAGTGTCAGGTTGAGTATTAATATTCAATACTTTTATATTGTCTAACACTATACTTGAACTTATAGTATCATAGACCTTGTTGTTATTATCAAAATAAAACTTAATTTCTTTGTCACTTTCAAATATATAACGAGACTGGCGAGATGTCACAGTATAATACTCGTTGTTGGTTGTAAACAATAACAACCAGCTTGAATCTTTCTGTAAATTAGTTGTGTCGCCTTGACTACCTAAACTAAAAGCATCGCTAGTGTTTAAGTTGGTTTCAAAAATAATCTTCCAGCTTTGTGTAGTGCTGTTATAGCGCAAACCAAACAACTGATTTGAAAATATTAAATCAATCATTGTTGCGATAGTGCTAGTATCAATAGTCAAAGCCAATTTAGGAATAACTTGGCTTACAACTGCTGAAGAAGGAATAACTTGATTTAAAATTATCGGGCCAAACCCAGTTGATAAAATGCCGGTGCCGTTTAGTCCAGTGCCGTCGTTATTAACATTTACTACTTCAGCCCAAACATATGAGCTAGCACCTTTTGTTGTTACATCGCCTGTAACAATAGTGTTAGAATTTAAAGTATCAAAATATTGTGTTGTTGGGTTAGGTACTGAGAATCTTATCAACGCACCTGGAGTAACATACTTTAAATCGGTGGCAGTAAAACTACCAACCTTATAAGGAGAGGTAGAAGTAGAACCTCCAACACCGCCAATATAACCAGTAGAACTGTTGCTGTCACTTGTTTGATTATACCAAACAATATTTAAACTTGCTGTCAAATAGTTTACGTAATTCGCATAAAAGAAATTTCTTAAATTAGGATTATTGATAATATTGTAAATCTCGCCAAGAATTACTCCTTCAATATCAGTACGAGTAATAAAGCTAAAATTTGTACTACTTGTAAAAACTTCCTGATATATGATACCATCGTCGGCAAACAAGTTTGTGCTACTGTATTTTCCAGTTGGATCTTTTAAATCAAAATAACGACTAATACCACTGCTGGTTCTGTTTATGGCTTTGATTTTTGCCACTTGGTTCGTAACTACCAACGGACTAATATTATAGTCCTCACCAGTAATCATACGGTTTTGTGTATAGTATGTCTGCGGAGCATTGGCTTTGATACTAGCATTTGTTTCACTGGTAGTAGCGTTAGAAATTGTTGTTGGCAAGTTAAGATTAATTGTCAACGTTTCAAACGTGCCTTGACGAGACTGGTAAGGAATAGATATAGAAATATTTCTAATATCTGTAGGATTTACAGTATATGACAAGTTATTGCTTGATCGATAGTATACTCTAAAATTGCCTAGAGGTAAGTTTCCAAAAGTGCCGTCGCTGAAATTCAAGCTGACAGCGTCGCCTGTTCTTGTTACAACACTATAGATATTTTTAATACTTTTATTCAAACTGTTATAGATAACATTGTTACCTGAGGTAGCAGGAACTTGTGTCCATAAAGAAGACTCAAGACCGTTAGTGTCTAAACCGTATAACCATAGATCAGTATCATTGATATTTTGTGTAGCAATATCTACTGTTTGATTGCTTGTAGGTTGTGTAATTGTAAAACTTGCTGTGCTTAAAGAGCCTTGTGTAAAGTTAAAGAAGAAACCAGTACCAGGACTGCCAGCGCCAAAACCATCGTCCTTGTAAACACAAGCAATACTATTGGCAATCTTTGGTGCTTCTTCGTAGATATATGTTTTGTCTTTGAAAGTAGTACTGGTAATTTCAAATGTCATGTTACGGCCAGCTACTTGTTTAGAAAAACTATAAACAGGCACGTCTGTGTTTGTACCATTGAATCGATATTGTGCTGTACTTACACCGTAAATTGTAGCTAGGTCTGAAGGATTTCCAAACTGTTGTGTACTTGAAAATGCCGCATTAAGAATTTTAATAAACTGATCATACCAGTTAGTATTGGCACCGTCGTTCCAAGTAATGTATTGTCCTGCTAAATTTCTGCCGTTATTATCTAATACATTTTCAGTTGTGCTGATTGTTCCAAACTTTAATAAGCCAGAAGCCGGCTTGTTTCTGCTAGGATTATAGCTGATCATACGTGCTAGACGTAATACGCTATCACGACGTTCTGCTAGCTCAAGGAAGTTTTCACGAGCATTTAAGTCAACGCGGAAAGCTATGCTTTGGCCCACGAACGCAATAAGGTCAATTAGGGCAAGGTATTCGCTAGACTCAATATAATCGTTAAAATCTCCAGGGAAATTCGTACGAATATAGTCAATCATCGTACGGCGCAAGTTGTCAAAGTCGTAGCTTTGGAAGTCTGCGTTCTTAAAAGATTGATAGATTTTCTTCCAATCTTCAGATATTAACAGGTTGTTTTGTCTATCTGTTGAGCTCATATTATGTCCTAGTAACAGTATTTATTGAATAAAATTATGTACGCAGTTTATTATTTTGTTAACAAACCGTTGGCTTGATCAAATTTTAATTGTAAATTCTGCTGTATGTTGTATGGAACGTACTTTAGTGTTGCTTCAATCTGTAGCCCAGTATCATATGGAGTAATCAATACATTTGTAGCCTGTACTCGCGGATCGTGATTTAAGATTTCATTGACATTTTGTAGTATAATATCCTTGATTTGATCAGTTAGTGGCTCAAATAATAAACTCCATATGATCGTTCCAAAGTTGGGCTGCATCAGACGCTCGCCTTGACGAATATAAAAATGATTGATTAAGTCTTGCTTGATTAAATCAAAGTCATATAGCACATAGTTTTCTGAATTTGTATTAACTGTGCTAAATCCTCTGTACATTTGAGGATTTGCGCTAGTTGTATTGTTAGTTGAAGGTAGAACAACTTTTTTATAGATAGTCATATGTTATCCTTGATTTTTCTTGAATGTATCAGTAGCAGTACTATATGCTTTCCACGCCGCAGGTACAGAGATATCACCTTCTACTTCTCTGTCTGTTTTATCAGGTTTAAACATAGTGGCATCTAAGTTTTCATGGTGCGGATATGGCTCGGTTGTAGGAATACGAACCATGATGCTTTCAATTGTAGTACCGTCAACTTCTGTTGGATTTTGAAAAGTAGTTAACGGATCTGGAACCGTTGCCGCAGTCGCCGATCCTGCTGTAGCGGCTGCTGGGCCGTTAAGATTAATAGTGCCGCCCGATATAGTAGTGTTGGCTGCTCCAATTTCCATGTTTCCGCTAGATGTTATTTTATTAGCACCACTGGTATTGATATCAAGTCCGTCAGCAATAGACATAGTAGTTTGTCCGCCTGTAGTAACATCCCATGTATCGTTAAAAGATTGTGTTAGCACTCCTTTGATAGTATCATCTTGTGTACCGTCTACTTGTGTAAAAACATTGCCTTTTACAATTTTAATAAAATCGCCTACTGCTTCAATTTGTATTCTTCCAGCGGCAGTAGTGTCGCCTAGTCCCGCGGCATCTGTTGCTTTTATATTAATATTTCGTCCTGCTTCCATGTTGATATCTCTATCAGCGTAAAAATTTAAATCGTTGGCAGTGTGTACACTTATGCTGTCTTGGGCAAAAATATCAATTTTTCCATCGCTGGTTAATTCTATCCAACTAGTACCACGAGCATTAGTAATATAAATTAAATCTTCAGTATTATGAAATAAAATTTGATGGCCAGTTCTTGTACGAATTCTAAACAATTCGTTGTGTAGCAATGTTGGATCGCCATCTGTTTCTCCGGCTTCCAGGCTGGCATAATCTGGTGGGCCGTCTTTTGCTTTGGTTCTTCTTAACCATTTGTCGTCACCATCGTCCATGACAAAAGTAGTGCCTCCTAATCGACTAACATACGCATTAGGAATTTCGTGTTCGCGTTTGCCTAAGGGTCCTTGTTTAGCACCTGGTTTTTTATCTAACGGTCCCGGAGTGCTGATACCAAATACCATACTAGGCGCTTCTCGTCTAGCACTACTGGTAGTGATACCGCGAATGTCGTCAAATAATAATCCTTGTTTGTCTAAGACGTCTGTAAAAGGATGACGAGGTTTTAAATTTTGTGTAGGGTCTGCTGGAGTTTCATTGCCTGGACTAATTTTGTTATACTCTGCTACTGGAACACGGCCATATTTTCCATTAATGTCAGGATCAACATCTTCTACTACTCGTTGAGTTGCTGCCAGTCCAGGAACTGAAAAGTTCATATTTTCAGTTTCTGCTGGAACACATCCTAGATAGTATCCACGTTTTGGATCTCCGTTAATAAAAAATATAACAACCACTGCGCCAACATCAGGTGGAACCATCCACATGCCATAGGCTTTTTGTGTATTATTGTAGTCGTCAGGATCTTGTCCCAAATATCTACTGCTAGTAACTCCGTAGAATGGGCTCATATATTTTACTTGATGTAACTGTCCTTCTGCGCTATCCGACGCACCTACTGGTCTTAAAATTTCAACTTCAAGAATACCCATGTAAGTAGGATCCACATTGCTTACTACTCGAGCAAGGAAAGGGCCGGGTTCCGGTTTAGGTTGTTCTGAGCTACTATAATCTAAATCTGACATAATTATTCTTCAATTTCTCCGCGGTCTCTGGCGGCTCTTACTTCGTCGGGTGTCATTACTGCTGTCGAGCCGTTACTAGAATTAGTAACAACTGTTTTAGTTGTAGAGAAATCCTGCCCTGGTTTAATTGGAGGCTTTGGATTTTCTTGTTGTGGTCTACGTTGGCCAACTAGTGTTTGTGAAAACTCACCTTTACTAAATTTGTGAGTAACTGTGTTTACTTTGTATAATCCGCTGAACCCCATAACTGGAGCATTTTCGCTTTTGCCGCCAAAGTTATACAGTCCTGTAGTTTGATTAATATCAACAGGAGTTCTAAAATTAACAATAATATCTACTTCGCCATTTTGATAGCTAACAGATCCGTCGTCATTTAAATTATAAAATTCTGTGGGCTGTGCTGTGTAATTGCCTGTTCCGCTTTGTGCTAGGTAATATGGATCTCCGATGATTTCCAAGTTAAGTAGCATCATATCTGTTCCACGATTGATAGAATCGTGAAATAGTCTGGCAGCTCGAGTTTGTTGAGTTTCAACACC